GTCATTAACGATGAAGACTTTATCATTCGTAACGCGTTTGAAAGATGGATGAATGGTATAAATAGTCACAATCTTAATGTGCGTAATCCGCTTGCACTTGCACCACTTGGTTACACAGTTGATGGTGATGTAAGACAATTTGGCAAAACAGGTAATACACTTAAAAGATATAAGTTTGTTGGTTTATATCCAACAGATTTGTCTCCAATTGATGTTGATTGGGGCGCTAATGATACGATTGAAGAATTCACAGTAACACTTTCCTACCAATGGTGGGAATCAGTTGAAACTGGTGTAGTGTAACGAGAAGGGCTTCGGCCTTTCTCTTTTTTATAGGATGATATAATATGGCAGTAAAACTCTTTGGGTTTACCTTAGGTAAGAAGGACATTGTCCAAACACAATTACCTGAGCAACCTTCTTTTGCACTTCCAACAGAAGCTATGGATGATGGTGCAGTCACCATCACCTCCAATGCTCACTATGGAACTTATGTAGATTTAGAAGGTTCAGTTCGTAATGAAGTTGAGTTAGTAACACGCTATCGTGAGATGGCAAATCACCCCGAATTAGAAATGGCGATTGACGATATTGTCAACGAAGCCATCACCCATGATGAAACAGGCAAAGTAGCTAATATTGTTTTAGATAAGCTCAAGCAGCCTGAATCTATTAAAAAGAAAATCCTTGAAGAATACAATAACATTCAGAAGATGCTTAACTTTAGCAATCTGGCTGATGATTTGTTCAAGCGTTGGTACATTGACGGCAGAATTAATTTTCATGTAGTTGTTGATGAAAAGTCGCCTAAAGAAGGTATCAAAGAATTAAGATATATTGATCCACGCAAGATTCGTAAAGTGCGTGAAATTAAAAAAGAGCGTGACCCTAAAACGGGCGCTCAGATTATTGCTTCTATCGCTGAGTATTTTGTTTACAATGATAAAGGTACAACAACACAATCTTATACATCTAGCGTAAATGCTGGGTTGAGAATTGCACCAGAATCTATTATCAATGTAAATTCAGGTTTAATGGATGCTAAAAATACATTCGTTATTTCGTTTTTACATAAAGCAATTAAACCACTTAATCAATTAAGAATGATTGAGGATGCAATTGTTATTTACCGTATATCAAGAGCACCTGAAAGACGCATATTTTATATTGATGTGGGTAATTTACCAAAAGGTAAAGCCGAACAATATCTTCGTGATGTTATGGTTAAATATCGTAACAAAATGGTTTATGATGCTCAGACGGGCGAATTAAGAGATGACCGCAAGCACATGTCAATGCTTGAAGATTTCTGGTTACCTCGCCGTGAAGGTGGTAAAGGAACAGAAATTACTACATTACCAGCTGGTCAAAATCTTGGCGAGTTAGAAGATGTAAAGTATTTCCGTCAAAAGTTATTACAGTCATTGAATGTGCCTATTTCAAGATTAGAACCACAACAAGGTGGTATGATTGGTGTAGGTAGAACAACCGAAGTAACACGAGATGAAGTTAAGTTTGCTAAATTTGTTCAAAGGTTAAGAAACAAATTTTCTCAAATTTTTGACCAAGCTCTTCGTGTTCAATTGGTGCTCAAAGGTATTTGCACACAAGAAGAATGGGAAGATTTTAAAGAAGCCATTTACTACGACTTCCTTAAAGATAATAACTTTACCGAAATGCGTGATGCTGAACTGCTCCGTGAAAGAGTAAATCTATTACAGACAGTTGACCCATATATTGGTCGTTATTATTCATCTAAATGGGTTCGTAAGAATATTCTTCAGATGAATGATGAAGATATTGAACAGATGGAAAATGAAATTAAACAAGAAGACAATAACGGAACTGGTGGTCCAACAATGCAAGGCGGTGAACAAGTTTCACCTGACCAATATCCTCCAGAAGATAACACATCTGAACGTGGTAATGAAGATTCAAAAACACCTCAGCTTGATGCTGATGTTGAAAAGTATAGTAACATAAATAAAGCCTAATGGAGAAAATTATGGAAACAACACAATTTATTGACCAACTTGCAGCTGGTGAAGCTAACCAAGCTAAAGAAACACTCACAGATATTTTATCTGCTAAAGCTTTTGAAGCACTTGAAAATCGTAAGATTGAAATTGCTAAATCAGCCTTTGGTGGTGTAGAACAAAACCAAGAAGAAGAACAAGTAGATATTGAAGTCTTGGATGCTAATGAAATCAATGGTGTCCAGATGAGCGATATTGAAGTTCAAGATACGGAAGACAGTCCAGCATAAGTATGAAACTTTTAAAAGAGTTTAAAGAAAACCCAATTGTTGAAGAGGAGAAACAAGATTACTCCAAATTTGACGCATTGGTACGAGCTGGATTAGCAAACAGGTCCCAAATACAAAGAATTCATCGTATTTTAGGCAAAATGGGCGAAGAGAAACCAACCTTCAACCCAGCTGACCGAGCTTTAATGCAAATGCTTTTTTTAAGAATGACTGATTTGGTTACAAGTAAACAGTTATTTCAAAAAACAAGACAAGCTGTTCGTGAAGAATACGAAGAAATTAATGAGGCACCAGATTCAAGTGATCCGCCTTTTGTATTAGTATTAAAGAGAAAAGCCATTCGTTTATATCCAAATGGCCAAAAAATTGCTCTTTATTTTAACAACAAAATTAACAAATATTTTAGTGTTCCTTATGGTCCTGGTGTTGATTCTAACATACAGGCAGAAGATTTGGAAAACGGTATAAATAGCATTAATGAAAATGCTATAGCACAGTTGCAAAAGATTAAAGATAATCGTCAACTTGGTATGGTAAAGCATAATGACGGAACTTCAAGTAAGGTTGATGTGCAAACTGCTCATGCAATCATTACTGTTCATAAAAATTTGAACGATGAAAATAAAAAGAAGTTTGAAGATATGGTTGGTAAGTCACGCCAACATTTACAAAAAGCAGCTGAATTTTCGCAAAAGAGAATGTAGTGTTAAATTTTGTTAATTTAATATTACAAAATAAATTAGACGAAGCAAAGAAAGTATTATTTGACCGTCTTGATGAAATGGTTGCAGAACGCACAGAAAGTGCTAAGCGATATGTAGCCGCAGACAGGCTTGAAGAAGTAGAAAAACTTGAAGAGGTTGCTCGCCGTAATACCAACATCATTAAGATGGGTAGAATCAATAAGATTCGCCGTAGGATAAGAAGAAATGCTAAAGGACGAATTGTTGTTCAAAAGAACAGAAGACGTTCAGGTATAAAGGGTTATCGTATTTCTGGTAATACAGTTAAACGAATACCAGCAACAGTAAGATTAAAAAAAGCCCGTTTATTAAAACGGTCATGGAAAACAACCAGGAGAGCAAAGCTCCGCAGAACATTAATCAAACGAAAAATGTCTATGCGTAGAAGAGCCGGATTAGGATTAAAATAAAATGGCATTCGAATTAAAAAATACTCAAAGGTCATCATCAATACTTCGTTGTGTTGATCCTGGCACCTATACTATTAATTTACAAGACTTGGCAGCTAATACTGTTAATGTTGGTGAAACAGTTAATTCATCAGCGATTAAAAGGGTCACCTGGTCAACAAATGGTAACATTTCAATTACACGCAATAATGTTCCTATGTTATCTTTACATAGTGCTGGTGAAATGCGTTTAGATGAATATGGACATTCAATTGCAAATAATTCAACAGCTAATCTTGCAATTACGATTGCTACTGGCGGTTCACTTGTTATGGAAATTACAAAAGACACATCTTACAATGTGGCATTAACAGGATTCTAAAATGAAACTAATCAGAGAAACCATTGAAAATGTAACCTATCTCACCGAAACGGCCGAGAGTGGTAAAAAGAATTTATTTATTGAAGGCACTTTTTTAGTTGGCGATACAGTAAATCGAAATAATCGTATGTATAAAATGGACACTTTACGAAACGAAGTAAAGCGTTACAATGAAGAATACATTAAAACTAATCGTGCATTAGGTGAGTTGGGTCATCCTGACACACCATCAATTAATCTTGAAAGAGTTTCTCATAAGATTGTTTCCCTTGTTGAAGATGGAAATACATTCTATGGTAAAGCTCTTATTCTCGAAACACCCTATGGTCAAATAGTTAAAAACTTTATTGACAATGATGTGAGTATTGGTGTTTCATCAAGAGCATTAGGCTCCGTCACTCAAACTAGAGAAGGTTATAACCTAGTCCAAGATGACCTAAAATTAGCAACAGCGGCAGACATTGTTGCGGATCCATCAGCGCCAGGCGCCTTTGTCAATGGCATCATGGAAAATAAAGAATGGATGTTTATTGAAGGCAAGTTTGTGGAAGCTGACTTTGACCGTGCAAAAACGCAAATTCGTAAGGCATCTTCAAGACAAATTGAAGAAGTAGCCTTAAAAATGTTTGAAAATTACCTCAGAAAACTTTAATTTTATAAATAAGAAATCATAAGGAGATTCCTAATGGCAACAAATAAACTCATGGAAGCAGCTGCTGAAGCCCTTGCATCAAGCAAACAATCCGCACCCGCTGAACCAATGCACAAGTACCAATCGGACGCAGAGGTCGTAGACCTAGGTGGACCAAAACAAGATTTAGAAAATAACAAAGCTGATGGCGATATCTACGACAAGTATAAACTTGACGCGTCTAAAGCAGTTAAAGCTAAATCTGCTGTTGCACCAACAACTCACGCTTCTACAGCTTCTGCAAAACAAGAAGAAGTAGAAAACGAAGAAGATGGTGTTATTGCTGAAAAAATGCACGATGACGAAGATATGAAGAAAAAAGAAGAAATGAAGAAAAAAATGAAAGAGGACATTGATGCCCTTTTTGCTGAC